CCTAAAGAGATGCCACTAAGTGCACCTGCTAAGCTTCCTGAAATTTCAGAAGCTGGGTTTGGTTCTTGACCTGTGAATGCTAAAGTGTAGCCATTTAAATCTCCAAACGCAGTACCTGTTGCTCCTGTTCCGGATAACAACTGCATACCTCTGTCTTCACCTAATAACCAGTAACGACCTACGCCATCAACTGTACCATTGTTTGTTTCAACAACTACTTTTAGGTTTGGATTTTGTGCTAATACTTTAACTTGATTACGGGTAGATGACTGTAACTTAAAGAACACTGCATTTAGTGTTTGCTCATAAAATACAGTTCCATTTTCAGGAGTTGAAGTTATCGCTTCAGAAAAATCTGAAGTTTGACGGAACAACTCAAATTTGAAAAATTCACCACTACCTGAAATAGTTTCAATTAACCCTTCACTTGCGTCTACAACGCTATCGATAGAACCAGATAGAATGTATAAATTCGCAATTCCACCAGTGTTGTCTCTACAACCTAGCGTAAATCCTGATGTAATATCACATGTTGACATATTATTCTGGTTTTTATATGATTTGGGGAGGAATAAATCCTCCCCTTATCAAGGTTAATTTATTAGGCTACGTCGTTAGATACCCAGTACTGCGGGTATGCTACGTTTACACCAAGTTTAGTTGAGATTCTGTGTTTCAATTGATCTGAATTGATATCATACCATAATTGGAACTCAGAGAAATCGCTCATCAAATCAGTACCTGCTACAATTTGTTTAGCTGGACCAACTACGATACGACCTGAACCCTGTAGACCTACTGTACCTACTACTTTAGCGTTCTGGAATGGCATGCCAATTTCCAAGATACCACCTCTGTTAGAGATTGAAGTTGGGTCGAACCAGAAGTTGTTCTGGCTACGGATGTTAGAGATCAATGAACGGAAACCACTTACACTCATGAAGAATGTTAAGTCATCTCTATCAGCTACGTCTGAATCTAATGCTGCAAGCATAGTTTCCAAGTTAGCTAATGTGTAGTCACCTGTACCTGCTGTTACAACACCTGCAGTTGAACCTGAGATGATAGTACTCAAACCATCTGTAGAACAAGCTGCTGGATCTGATCCTGATACTGCTGTCCATAGGAATTGGTCGTTTTTCTTCTGCATTTGGTTTACCAACAACTCAGAGTAGTTAGTTGCCAATGCAAATGTTTCGTTGTAAGAACCACGCTCTAGAGCTGAAATTCCTAAATAAGTACGATCCATATCTTTCAAACAGATTCCGTCGAATGATGTACGTGGACATACTTTAATGTTTCTTTGTGAAAAATCTAATGAGCCAGAAGGAGTAGAAACACAAGTACCGTTTTGTAGTACTAAATCTACCTCCATAAGGTTAATAGGCTCTTCAAATTTTACGCCCTCACGAATTGTTACGTACTCCATTGTAGAGCCACCGTAAACCATCTTCGCGATTAATTCACCTGCTACTTCGTTGTTGAAGTCACTAAGTGCGCTTACGTCTAATGCCATGATTATTTGTTTTTAGTTTTAAGTTGTGCCATTGCGGCTTTAATTCTGTCTGCGTTTTTCGCTGACTCTACATTGAATGTTGAAAATTTAGCTTTAGGAGCTGGTTTAGAAGACATCATAGTTGCTTCTGCTGCTGGAGCATCTACTACTACTGTTATTTTTTCTTCCAATTCAGCCATCTTCTCCTTCATTTTCCCCATTTCTTCTTTTACTTCTGAAACGATTGCTTCAACAATAGATTCTACATCCATCATTTCCTCTTTCTTCTCATCTTCTTCCTCTGCAAGGTCAGCTTTGATATCGGCTTTTTCATCCTTAATACCATCTAAATAGCCTTCCTCCTCAGCATCAGTACGAGCGTCAAATTCTTCAGCAATTACTTCTTCAGTAGACTCAGCAGACATCTCTACTTTAGTTTCTTCTTCGGCTACTACCTCTTCAGTTGCAAATGTTTCTTCTACAGTGTTTTCGGGTGCGGTTACCTCAGCTTCAACTAAGTTGAAATGTGACTTTACTAAGTCTCTTAATTCATTTGAAGTCATAATTATATGATTGGGTTAATAAATTGAACAGCAC